GCATACAATATAGAGATAGCATAAAAGATTTACCAAAACCACGACTTGCTATAAGCATAGGAAACTTTCGGTTCCATAGCTCGTACAAGATAAGCGCTTGAGATGGTAGAAGTTGTATATTAAATATTTGCTTTACTAGAAAAGAGAAGTACTCTGGTCTAGTCATAAGCCAAGTTAATTTAAGATGAAAATCATCATCTGAAGGATTCAGCATTGATGTAGGATTAAATAGATCTTTTTCGTCTACATCTATTTTTAGCCAAGCTTCATCTATTTTTTTAAGTTTGTTCATTTATAAATTCCATCGACGAATCCATAGTACACAGCCTCGTCTGCTGTCATATACCAGTCGCCATTTCCTAGTTTTCTTTTTATGTATGATTTAGTTTTAGATAAGTTGTTCTGACGCTCTTTAAAATATTCTCCTTTTTGACACCTCTCTGCGTATATCTCTATCATTTGCTGCGCAGCGTACTTTTCAAAGTCAGCGAGGTTTTGAGAACTAAGATAGTATCCGCTTATCTCGCTACTACCCCAGTGAACCATGAATGCAGAATTATCAGTAATTAAACGTTTGGTCGCCGCTTGAATTATGACCGTACCCATAGAACATAGCTGACCGTATCCTATAAAATTGGTTTTGCATTTACAACTTTTTATAGCATCGTATATACCCATACCAGAATACCAGCAACCACCAACAGTCTGCATATGTATAGTAATTGGATCTTTGCTTAGGTTTTTTAATATGTTTATATTTTTAATAAAGTTCTGGAGCATTCTGTGATCTACACCGGCAGACTCTCCTGAGTCATCAAACTCGTTTATGTATATTTCTCTATTTTTTACATCTAGATTGTAAGCGTGGATTTCGCCAACGCTGTCTCTATTTGTTGTCATGACTTGCGCCCTATTGTGTATTTTTCATTAATCCTTTTTAATAAACTACTGATTAAATCAAATGCTCCTCTTTCGCTACCAGCGAATACAACATGAACATCGTTGAATACCGCAAACTCCATTAAACATCTTAGAATATATTTACCGGTTATTTTTACTTTACCTTTAAGCTCCTTTGGTATCTTTGCGCCTTCTGGAAATCTCATTACATCTTCCATAGAAAATTCGCAAACTATAAACTTGTGTTCATAGTCTCTCATTCTTTCTACTTCATTGTAAAAAGCATACTTTCCTTTTCCTAGATTGAGCGCTATCTCTGAAACACTAGCTTTTCTTTCTATGCAAACTTTTTCTTCCATTCCTAAAATAGAATAATCGCCTGTATCTAATTTTCTTTGTACAGTTCCCTGACAGGTATTAAATTTTTTAAAAAAATATCCCTGCTGCTCTCTTGTGTCTCTTACAACTGTATATCCCGGAGCGGTTTTGTATTTAGCCATTATTCTTTCTCACTATATCTTGAAATAATCGTTGATAATGCTGTTCATGTCCCGTTACTTTATCGTGACAGTTCTTGCATAGTGTTATGCCATTATCAATATCATATCTCAACATAGACGCACTCGACCATTTTTGTATATGGTGCGCGTTTAATCTTTTTTTGCATTTACACCCCGGCATCTGGCATGTAAATTTATCTCTTTTGTATACCTTAATCCTCCAGTCTTTATAAACAGGATCGTCAAAATTTCTTTTCATGGACTCTCGATCTTTATTATTCTTACGTCATTAAGTATATCTTTTACAAAATTCAAAGTTTCTATTGAGTGATCTGTTTTTAATATCTTAGAAGCTAGTTTGTGCATCGCCTTATAGCAAGCGTCGTCGGGATCTTTTGCTTCAACAAAAATAATTGGCGTTGAACTGTTGTAATCTTCTAATGTATATTTTTTTAATCTAGGCATAACAAGAGTTAAAACCATATGAACTTTGTATATCTTCATTCTAAATCATACTTTACCATCATTTTAACCAAGTCTTCAAAACTATTTCTAGGTTCCCATCCTAGCAATTTATTCGCTTTACTAGAGTCTCCACGTAGGTAATCTACTTCTGCTGGTCTATAAAACTCTGGATCTTGAACTACGTAACTAGACCAATCGTCAATCCCAATTTCTTTAAACGCTATATCTAGGAATTCTCTAATTGAATGTGTTTCGCCTGTGCAGATTACATAGTCGTCTGGCTCGTCTTGTTGTAGCATCATCCACATCGCTTCACAGTAGTCTCCTGCGTATCCCCAGTCTCGATATGAGTCTAGATTTCCTAATCTAAGTTTTGGGAAGTCAAGGCTTCTTCCACTTTTTACATAATCACCAATCCACTTTGTGATTTTTCTTGTGACAAAAGTTTCACCTCTTCGTGGTCCTTCATGATTAAATAATATTCCGGCACTTGCATGTAGTCCATAGCCTTCTCGATATAATCTAGTCATGTAGTGAGCAGCGCATTTTGCTATAGCATACGGGCTTTGCGGCAAAAACTTGGTTTCTTCATTTTGATATTTACTTTCAGAGGTCATTCCTAATTCGATATCATAATTTTTTCCAAACATCTCACTACTACTCGCTTGGTAGAATCTAGCTCCTATCATATTAAGATCCACTAAGCTTTGTAGGATATTTAAACAGCCTTTTCCTGTTATATCCCAAGTTAATCCCGGCTGATTAAAAGAAACTGCAACATGAGATTGTGCAGCTAAATTATAGACTTCATCTACTTCTCCGTGATTTTTAAATATATTTAAAACACTAGACGAATCTGTAATGTCGCCACCGACTAACTGGAAATTCTTGTTATTAAGTATATGCGAAATACGTGTCGTGTTGTCTGTACTCGTCCTTCTTGTCACACCTGTAACTTTATAGTTTTTTTCAAGTAGCAAGTCCGCCAAGTGGCTACCGTCTTGTCCAGTAACGCCAAAGATTATAGCTGTCTTCATTTTAGTCCTTAATTGTATCCGAGTTTAA